GCGAATTAGGACTTGCTATGATTTATGCACAGCCATCTCTAACTGGGTCTGTGGATGATACTAGATACTTGATATCAATACAGATAGACCAGTCTCAAATAAAAGACATGTCTAAGAAAATACCAGATATGTCTACTTGGTCTAAAAAGGGAAAAATGGGATATTTGAAAAATGAGATATGGACAGCATATGGGTCTGGCCACGGCGATTACGAAGCTATTTATTGCGGTAAACCTGTGAAATGGAAGCTGATAAAGACGTTCAATGGTGACAAAGAATGGCGGAAGACATATGAATCTATGAGAAAGAGAGGGAAGATAACGAGCAACGATGATGATTGGAATGCGCCTATAAGTATAGATGAACAAAATGCAATCACATGGAAGTTTTATGTGCAAGCTGGTAGGCGCTGTGCTAAAAATATTAAAGAGGTTGAGGATTTCTTAAAGGTAGAAGGAATTACTGGCGAGATATATGATTATCTACACGACTGGTGGGAAAGACAAATAAAGAGTAAGCAATAATGCAATTACGACTTTTGAACGAGTCAGGTCCGCAATTCGACACTCTAGAAAAGAGTAAAGTGAAATTGACAGACACTGAACGTGAAAAGGTTATGTCTTCTAAGGCCATTTGGCATTTTGGATCTAATGGTAAACCAAGTCCAGCTATCAAGAAAGCGATCGTAGGCGGCAAAACTTATTATTATTGCAATACACACCGTTGTTATCAATCTGCGAAAACTTTAGATAGTGCTATTAAAAAATTCTTCAAAGTAGTAAAGCCTTCAAGTTAAATTTATATTATGCGATTACGATTATTATCAGAAGGCACTGCTGCGACGGAACTTGGCGATATTACCAAGTTGAAAAACTCTCTAGCTGAGCAATTAGTAATAGCTCTTAAACGCATAGGTTTTCGCGAGCCGAGTATGAAACCGGCTGAAAATCCTACTGATGACGCTATGGTTTATGTAGAAGCTGGGCAGAATGCACTAACGATGGAATCTCAGACCATCATGATCACTATTGAGGATGATGACCGAGTAAGAATACAGATACCAAGTGATATTAGTAGGACCGGTAAGAAGAATTTAGCTGATATATTAGGTATCGATGATTTCTTTGTTACCGGTTCGGTTGGTGAAGCTATCGCCAGACTAAAGGATATAAAAAACAAAGCAGATCAATTAATCAAAAACAACGGGCTGCGTGGTTCATTATCTGCTGGTCATATAGGTGAGAGACGCTTCACACCAGAATCTTCATAGTATTTATAGTATATGCAATCAAAAAAGACCCTAAAACAATTTTTTACACATAATTATAATGCTCTGCTTCCTATTATTCAAGCATATCCAATAAATAAGACTTTGGTTGTTGATCCTTATGCTGGTAATGGTCATTTATTAAAATTGTTCAATTGTAAAACTATTGCCATAGATATCGATCCATCAGTTGATCCAGATATTATAGCAGATTCATTTTGTGCATTGCCGGTAGTCGGCGATTGTGCTATAGTTACTAATCCACCATATTCATATCAGCACGTTTTGCAGCGTGAAAATCCTCAATTGTTTGATATTGTGAAGAGCGCCGGTTATCTCGACTTATATGAGTATTCTATACGTCGAATAATTGACCAAATTGGGTTCTGTCCTATTTATGCTGTCTTACCAGAGAATTTTATTGCCTCTCGATTATCACATCTACGCAGAGAATTATATGAACACATTGAGGTAATACAGATTCACACGCAATCGTTATGTGCTGACACTGATCAACCAACTATATTTGTAAAATTGACGCCAGAAAAGATCAGTAGTACAGATCTTTGGATAGATGACGTGCGCACGGCTGTGACAATTATAACAGAAAACGGATTGCAACCGAAATTAAAGCCAACAAAAAATGACTATGTTGATTTTGGTATGAAAGATGGACAGACGCAAGAACAACGCGATACATCTATACTCTTAAAAGCCACAGATGGTGGCTCACCAAACAATCGTATAAGGTTGATGTCGGTTTCAGAACAATTTCCTGGCAAAATACACTTTCTTAATAAAATCAGCGACCGAGCACACATTCAAATAGTTCCAAAGTCTTGGGTCTTGCTCACTAGTAATCAGATACGACTCCTAAAATTGGCATTTAATAAGTGGGTTGATGATTGGAGAGATAGTACACATGGTTTGGGACTTACTTCGTTTAGAGGCAATACTGATGGTTTCAGGCGTAAGAGAATTGATTTCAAACTTGCGCATTTAGTCTTGAATAATCTAATTGAGAAACTTTTGATTAGCGATCAAGGGATCGAACTCTGAAAATCTTGTTGCATATGTGTTAGGGAAAGCATTTAGTTGATCCATAACCGACTCTTCTACTTCTATGCCATCCCAAATATGTAGAAACTTTTGATTCGGATGATTTTTTGATTGCCGCATTGTGTCTTGACGATCTCCTTGAGAGCCACCATCAGAATCACCATATCTTAAATATACCCAGATGCAGTCGCCACTTTCTAAAGGTATAAAACCATCTGGCTTTATATCAAAACCACTCCCTTTTGGTTCACATATCAGAATATTGCAATATGGCTCTGGCTGCGCAACAAAGAATTTTTGTACGTCTTTTTTCTGATTAGTCGATTTCTTGTTGCCAATAGAAGAGCGAGCACTGTTGTATACAATTGTAGCTATAGTATATTCGATTTGTTTTCGTGAATAATTATATGACTCAAAACGTTCAATCAGACAGTCAACATCAGCGATATTATAATTATTTTTGATAGCTTTTGTATAGCTAGTATTATTGACACCAATACCAACCGTGATAATGTTCAATATTGTCTGTTTAACATCCGGCCTACCTTTATACAACTTCTTGAATAATATATCGGTTAACTTTTCAATTTTTTCAGCGTCGAAAAGTATAATATATCTATGGCCGGGTGGAAATCCTAAACTTTCTAATTCAACTTTTTTGTATTTGGCTGCTCTAGATGTCAGTGGCTTTGACATTTTATCTCCCAGTGATGAAATAAAACTAAAATACCATTAAAATATAATGGTAGCAGGGAGATGCTACCATGCGACAAATCTATATAGCTAATAGGCTTCAAGTTGTTGGGCCAGATAGTGTTGCTATACCGGGATGCGAGCCCGAAGCGTCATTTACAACATCTAGTCTTTCTTATCTTAGAAACTGTAAAAGCACATATGTGAAGTTATCCGTTGCATTAGAAGCTATTCCTGGGTCAACTGTAGAATGGCAGTTGAATGCTGGCCAATCTAATGGATCGGCACAAAAGTGGTTTGTATTGCCACCATATTATCCTGATTGTCCTTGTATTCCGATTCCAGATTATTATGCAATTTTGCGAAGCCTGGGCGGCAGCGAGGATATTCCACCTAGCCAACCAGATTGTGCTGTACTAAATCAAGGATGGTGCCCCGCAAAAGATTTTCAAGAACAAATGCCGCCACCTGTTAAACGTTATGTCCCAGAAGGTGAAATTTTCGGAATTACTCCATCATTATTGTTTGGTCCGTACTATTATGGTAATGATCCGAGAGACAGTCCAGAAGATGATATACCATTAACAATGTGAGAGAGAGATGATTTACAGTTTTAGCGGCATCAATGAGCTAGCAGCAGTCGACACTCAAATAGACTTTCGTAGTGATGTTCAGCAAAGCAATCCGTTATATCAAGTACAAGACGTAGATTCGCCAGATATAGCGTTAGTTAAGAAAATAGCATTAGAGATGATTCAAGTTAATGGGGCTTTAGTCAGAGTCCATATGAGAACTAATAATATGGATCACGACAAAGTCTTTGATGAGGATGCAGACCCAACATATTGGAAGCCAATAGGCATTAAAGGATTTTTTGTTCCAAACCCAATGGAATATGAACTAACGTTATGGGGTGTTGATTGTCCCAATAAACAAGAGATTGTGTTCGCATTACAACAAGTTATTGCAGAAGTACCAAAAGACAGATTATTTCGCCCAGGTGACCTTATAGAATTGCCTTTTGATTCGCAATCACAACAGAAGCCGAAATATTTTATGATAGACAACGCTTCTGAGGTTGGCAATTTCAGATATAATTGGTTATATCTGAAATGTGTAACTACATTAATAGTCGGAGACGTTAATTTGAGACCAGCCCAAGACATGGTAGAAACTATCGACGAATATACCGACGAGGTTGATGGATGATGAAAGAATTTACTAATGTCAGAGAGTTGATTGGGCAAATTGGCTTAGATTTAGATAGTAAAGCTGGCAAAATCAGTAGTACATTTCGTGAGAATATTCGTAAGGAATTAGAATCTCTTGGTGATGAAAAGACGGTAAGCGTATCGATAGAGCAAGTACAAGGTGGAACTTCAATATCATTAAAGATTGAAGATTGGGTCGATAGACCGCAACGAACAACAATAATAGAGGAATTCAAAGATTTGATGGATCGTTTGGGTGCGACTAAGACTGGAATGTGTACTGGCACTATTCCTAGCAATTTAGTTGCGTTTCTAAATAAAGGTGAATAATAGTGGCTGTCCATGAATTTCTATCAGAGGTATTGGAACAGCCGAAAACTTCTACGCCTGTTCCCGGCGTAGAACATAATCCATATATAGATCAATATCCAGTTGGCGTTGCGCAAAGTAGCGACGTTCAGGGCGGACGTTCCAAAATTTATGGCGAAACATTAGGAACTGAGCCAGAATATGTTCAAGAGTTTTTGATGCCAGGTTTTCATGCTCTTGATGAAGCGATGAAAACATATTGGTCTGGAATCAGGGTGCCAACAAAAGATTCTTACCGATTTATGCGAATCAAAATAGCCGGAGGAGACAAAAGCATTTTGATTTGGCGCGACCAATTAAAGGACGGCAGAGTTAAATTCCCTGTCGCTTCTATTAATAGGTTGAGCCACGAGTTTAACCCGCAGAAATTTAGTACTCCTGTATTGGCTATGGCTCGCAGATATACGAGTAGTCGTATGGATCAAGTTGCTTTAATTAGACGACCAGTGCCATTCCTGGTTAAGTATACTATGACAATATGGGCGTCTTGGAAAAGAGATGCCGATAATGCACTTGAACAGATTCTGACACGCTTTAATCCATTAGCTGAGTTTGTGATGTGTGATCAACACTTGCGTGGTAGTGTTCAGCTTAGATATGAAGGGTCAGCAGATACCAGTGAAAAAGAGGCTGGATTTGACCAAAAAGCTAAGACACGATATGAGTTTTCAATGACTGCCGAAGCCTGGTTACCTCTACCAGAATTAATAGTTCCCACTATACTTGGACATGTTACAGCAATAAGAGAATCATCTTCAAACAATTTATTATCTATTGGGCGAGGAGATACTACAAGATTATTTTGTGCCCCAACATCTGGTGGTTGGGATGTGTAAATAATAGTGAAAGGTGTTTTATAACTAGGTGACTGCAGATGTAAATAATAATGTTCGAGATGTAAATATCACATCATCTAATAATGGGATAAATGATGAAGCAACACACAAAAGAAAATAATTTTGTGATACAGATCTACAACTGCAGTAAGCAGATGATACCAATTTCTGTAAAGCCGCCCGGTGGCGATTTCTTTTTGCACGAGCAAACGATATATTTAAGGCAGGGTAAAACGGTTCGACTACCTAAGAATTTCTTGAACGATTCTCAGATATCGAACTTGACTACCAAACGCATGATAAAAATCTTGCACGACAGCGAAAAGACCGTTACTTCTATCTGAAATCTCAGTTAGCATACTATTGCGTTTTACTGGTCTCTATATATATCGAACGAAATATAAAAGAGAATAGTTACAGACCTCATGGCATTTAAGATATGACCTAGAAATTACGAGGTGCCGTGCTGCCTGTAGTTGTCGGCAAATTTATCATAGTTTGGTTACTCGACAATGGAGATCAGCAATGTCAACATATTTGAGCCCTGGTGTTTATCCAAGGGAAATAGACCTTAGCGTGGTTACTGGGAACGTTGGGCCGCTTCGTGCAGCGTTCATTGGTACTGCTAAAAAAGGTCCGATGAATACTCCGATCTTTATAAGTGGTGCACAACAAGCAATCGACACTTTTGGAGAGCCATTTGTCGAGAGTTATTTGATGTACGCCGTGCTTGCTTATCTGGAAGAAAGTAATCAGGCATACGTCATACGCGTTGGTATCGAATGCCAAGATGGTCAGCCTACCGAACTCAGCGAAGTTTGTATTGATACTTCTGGAAATCGCATTAGCGGTTGGAACCGTATTCCAGTTTTCACTGGTATTGATTACGGCAAATTGGCTATGCGGGCTGTGTCGACCACATCACCAGTCATTTTTCATAACGCTAGCGTTGAGAATATCGATTTTACCGACGTTAGTGTTTCAATTACCGAGGGACCGACTGATGCGACCTTGCAGTTTACCGGTGAAACTGATTTAAGTGAAGATTATACAGGTTGCACGGATAGCGTTTTTTCAATATTTATTACTGGTGCCCCCGATGTCGGATATGCTATTCAGGGTGCTACATTCCAGGTTTTTCGTGCATCAGATAGTGCACTGATGGTGAGCGGTGTTCTAGATGAAAAGATTGCTGGAACGAGCACCAATATCGAGATTGGCGACGGACTTGTATGTAACATTCTTGTTGTCAGTGGCCGTCTCGATATCAACGATGTATTCTCTTTTACTGCCAAGCCATATAATAGAGAATTCGAAGTTGAGGTCGAGGGCGTCGGTGGCACATATGTAATGCCGGTCGCCACATATACTACTCCCGACACTTTAATTGCCGCAATTAACCTATTGATCGCTACGGAAGATTATGTCGCTGTCGTTAACACAGTCGGCACAACAGCGACAACCGATGATTATCCGGAATTACGCACAAAGGTTGCTGGTGATCGCATCCAACTTGTTGGTTCGTGTGCTTTTGCTGCCGAAGTTGGAATGCAGCAATATGCTTACGACATTCCGCGTAGTTATTTGTTTGGTAGCGATGCTGAACCGTACTTCATCAATAGCCAAAGTAATCGCGTTGCCATCGACGTAATCCCAGCGGATAGGAGCGACACAGTCAGCATAGTTTTCACTATTCCGACTGGAACAAATCTGTCCGCTACAACAATAGCGGCAGCTATCAATGGCAATGGAACGGTTGCTGGGGATACTTACTTTACATCGTTTGCGATAGTGGCTCCTGGTGGCATCTCACATGTTGTCGTTGTGACGTCTGATGCGCATCGATTAGATCAGCTCCAATTGAAAGCCAACTATTCCAATCTTAAGACGTTAATGTTTGCCGAAGAAATTGGCGTGATTTCACCTTACACGAAGGCATATCGCGGATTTTATGACAGTCGTGTGTCGCTTCCAGAGACAGGTGAAATCACACCATCTGTGCCGTTATCTTGCGAAAGTGATCCTAGCGGTCCACAGTGTGCTCTTGATGCAGCATATTTTGCAAACATTGTCGGATGGTTTGTTGCGACTAGTGCTGGAACATGGTTAGATGATTATACGTTAACACTGTCATTGCAGACGCAAATTGCCGGTAATGCAGCTGCACGTTATCAATTAACCATTATTGATTCAAATGGTGCTACTGCGGATAATGTTCAAAATCTCAGCTTTGATAAGACAGATGCTCGATATATCGGTAACGTTTTGAATCCTGGTACCGTTTATGGCGGAGTCAACGGCGATGATTTTGTTAATTGGGAAGATCGACCAGCATTCTTAAACAATGACGAATCTGACGTAAGCACATATGAAGTTCGTCAACCAGCACAGCTTTCTAAACACATATTTAGTGGCGGTGCTAATGGCATACCGACTGATCCGGCATATTCAAGTGAGTTGGATGCCGCGATTATTGGTAATGCACAAGATTCAAGCGGCATGTATGGTGTACAGAACTCCGAGACTTACGATATCAATCTTTTGGTCATTCCAGGCATGACGTCTGGTGCTGTAATTGGCCAAGGGTTGCAACTATGCGAAAGTCGTGGCGATGTACTCTTCATTGTCGATCCACCGTTTGGATTAAGGCCACAGCAGGTTGTTGATTGGCATAATGGAATGCTGCTTTCTGATCTGTCGAGCGCAATCAATAGCAGTTATGGTGCTTTGTATTGGAGCTGGCTTGAAACTTATGACCAGTTCAGCAAGCAAAACATTTGGGTTCCGCCATCTGGTCATGTCGCCTCAGTATTTGCACGTACATCCAGAGTTGCTGACCAATGGTGGGCTCCTGCGGGTATTAACCGTGGCTCTCTGTTGACGCCGTTGGCCGTGGAATACAATCCGAGCCAAGGAGAGCGTGATCTGTTGTACGGTAGTGGTAATGCAGTGAACCCACTGGTTTCATTTCCCAGCGATGGCATTGTGGTTTTCGGGCAACGCACACTACAACGTGCCGAAACGGCTCTCGACAGAGTCAATGTACGGATGCTCTTGATTTATCTTAAGAAAAATCTAGTGCAAACACTTCGCTCATTTGTTTTTGAGCCTAACGACTCTACGACTTGGGCACAGGTGCGAACACTCGTTAACCCATTCTTGGCTGATATCCAAGCACGTCGTGGACTTGATGCGTATAATGTTGTTTGCGATGAAACAAACAACACTCCTGCAAGAAGAGACCTTAACCAATTGTGGGTATCGGTTTTCATCAAACCAACAAGAGCTATCGAATTCATCGTGCTCAATTTGGTAGTTATGCAATCTTCGGCTTCATTCAGTTCAGAAGAAGTTCTGGCTGCTGGTGGTGTCGTGGTGAGCGGAAGATAAACCAACGATGCAGGGAACGGACGAGGAGGGCCAGCGAAAGCTGGCCCTCTTTATATCTATGCTTGATGCGGACACTTACCATAAAGCCCTTTAGCTTTGTTGCAATTAGCACACAATAATTGCAAATAATCTGGATAATTGTTTTGGATTATCCACTCAGCGTTGAACTTCACTATCTTGCGGTGTTCAGCACCATCATTGTTAATGTGGTCGAATTCGAGAAAAGCCCAATTGGATTCACCACAACAAGTGCATTTTCCGCCATAATGAGCGATAGCTTTTTTGCGACACCATCTACTAAATTCAGTCCTTGGAGAATTGGATTCCACAGGTTCTTGTTTGTGTGGGCAAACACCGTAACGAGCAATACTGCGATTGCAATTAGCACACAGCAATCTCAAATCGGTTGGATAATTATTACGGATAATCCACGATGTGACATGTCTCCCTGTGATCTTACGGTGTTGTGCTCCGTCGTTATTAATATGGTCGATTTCAAGGAATTCATATGTTGATTCGCCACAGCACGCGCATTTCCCTCCGTAATGGGCGACAACAAGTCTCCTTTCGCGTTGCCATTTTTCTCTTGTGTTATTTGTGTGAATATTTGTGCATTTTTGGCATCTAAATATTTCTCCTTCTTGCAGACCACTACCACAAACGGGGCATTTTCTTGACTTTATACGTTCATTATATTTATTTAGAATAATCTTGGTTTGTTTTTCTGAGCATACCGCACAATACATCTTACCCGGCAATGGTTCTTTACCACACCTTGGACATAATCCTTTCGCAACCCATCGCTTATCGTGTATTACCCGCTCACGTTTATACTTCTCTTTACATTTAGAACACATTTTACCATTTTCAATCGGCCTACCACATAAGCAAATCCCTATGGTTTGTCTTGCCTTTCGAGCAGCCTTTCGTCTTTCGCTTTTCCGAGCCAGGCATTTAGAACAGGTTGATTTCTCTGAATCACGTGGACCACCACACATCAAACATAAGGTATTGATGGTGCGATGTTGACGGAGCCTTTGGTACTCGGATTTACGATCTCTCATGAGAATAACCTCCAGTACTAAAATACATAACCGCCAACATTAAATCCATCCGAAAGTGAAGGATGACTCAAATTCCCGGATTCAATATATGTGGTACAGGTAACGGTCCAGCCGCTACCTTAGAAACTCGTAGAAAACACCGCTGGGTTTTCAGGACCCTCGGCGACATTAGCTCTACAGCACTGCTCGTTTTGCAATCTGCACAACGACCGAACTATAAGTTCGCAGAGCCAGAAATGCACCACGACCAGGAAGTTGCTTACTTTGCTGGTAAGCAGACCTGGGAACCATTGAGCATGAAATGGTATGACGTTGAGCAAGACCCAGACGTCTCTGCTACGATTTATACGTGGCTGAATACTGTTTGCGATTTGCCGACAGCAACGGTTTATGCTCCGTCTATTTATAAGAAGCAGGCCACCTTGGAAATGATTGGTGCATCTGGCAATACGACAGAGACTTGGACTATGTGTAACGCTTGGCCGAAAGAAGTGAATTGGGGCGACCTTGATTACACTGCAACAGATATTTCGACGATAGAAGCAACATTGCGATTCGATAGGGCGATAAAGAGTTAGCAATTTGCTTTTAAATGTCAATATATCCGGCCTCGCCACATCAAATCTAAAATGTGGCGAGGCCGGTTTCGTTTGAGGAGAAATTCTTGCCTGGGTTCAATATTGGTCAGAATAATCAATCACAGCAGCCTGGGGCTACTATTGAGTTAGCACGCCAGCATAGGTGGAGATTTGCCACTTTAGATCCCCTGCAAGATATATTGATATATGCCCATAAAGCTGGAAGACCAAGAGTTGAATTTGATAGAGCAACATTACATTACCAACAGGATTGTGTTTATTTCCCTGGTAAGCAAAAATGGTCTCCGATTGAAATTAGTTTCTATCATGTTGTTGGTAATATAGATGTTGCTGCAAAGATTTATAGCTGGTGGTCTACTAACGTCATAAAAATAGCTAGCTCTGTAATTAATTTTAAGAAGCAGACCTGTGTTTTAGAATTAATTGATGGTAATGATTCTGCTATATATAGATATACCATGCATGGATGTTGGCCATCTAAAGTTACGCCAGATGAATTAGATTATGCATCATCAAAAATCGGTGAAATCACATTCACGCTTGAGATGGATAAATCAACAGAAGAAGCAATAAATAACTAGGAGGTATATTATTCCAGGATTTATTGTTGCAGCTGATGTCGGTGCTGGAATTGCTGCTACGGAAAGCAATTTGAAGCCGGTATATCAATATACATGGGAAATTATCAATCTGTTTGAAGATACGCGTAGCTTGTTTCCAACAAAATTACTGGCTAAAGAGGCTACATTACCAACATTCACAATTACAAAAGACACAGTTGATGGCTCATCTCTTGTTTATAAATATGCTGGCATGGTTACTTGGGAAGACATAAGAATTACTTTTTATGATATGGTAGTCGGTTTCAATAAAGCATCTCAAATTATTAAAGATTGGCGTGAAAAGGTATGGTCAGCCACGACAGGTCTTAAGAGTCCATCAGATTATAAAAAAGATTCTGTGATTAAAGTGTACAACTTAGATTTCACATCTTCGTCAACCTGGACATTGCACGGCAGTTGGCCACAAGTTGTAAAAGAAGGCGATTTAACATATACTGCTACCGAAATAAAGGTTATTGATGTTACTATTGCATATGACTGGGCAGATTTAGAGTTTGATGATCAATATGTTCCTGGTTATTGATCATCTGTTTTGTATGGTAGATATAATCTAGACAATAATTTTATCCGAGAGGTAGAACATGTCAAACCATGTAGAAGAAGAAATCCGTTTATCTGGTGGAGATAATGCACCACAGGCACAGCCAGGTAATTTGCCTGTCGATAAACCTGTGTCTGATCTATCTAAGTTAGTCAGTAGCGCTACATCAGATATCGATGTTGTCGATATTATTTCTAGAGCATCACCAGAACAGCTCATTCCATGGGAAGAAACTACTTTGCCCAGCAAGGGATTGTATTATGGATGGAGTTCTGGTGTTGTAGCAGTCAAGGCATGGTCGGCAAAAGTTGACAAAATCTTGGCTACTGCTAGGCTTGCACAGAGTGGACAATCAATCAACTACATGATACAGGAATGCTGCCGATTCCCTGACGGTTTTGATGTTCAAGACATGCTGATTGGCGACCAGATTTATCTATTATATTATCTACGCGGTATTACTCACGGCAATGTCTATGAGTTTGTTTCTACCTGCCCAGATCAACAATGTCAACAAGTTGCCACACATACAGTTGATCTAAATGAGCTCGTTAACACCATCGTATGGGCTGACGAGTCATTAGGTTCCGAGCCATTTAAAGTTGTTTTGCCATATCTTAGCAAAACAACCGGCAGAGAAATTACGGCATCGATCAGATTTTTGCGTGTTCGCGATGCCAGTGATATTCAAAGGACAAAAAGAGCAAAGAGCATGCTCGTCGGCGGTTCTAGAGCTAAAATCAAACCAAGAGAGCGTGCTCAGCAAATAGTAGACCATAGTCATGATGAGGTTGTGCTGGATGACTTAGTAACACAAAACATTGAGACGGTAATTACCGATATAATGGGTGTTACTGATAGATTTAAAATTAAGAGTATTGTCAATAAGATGCATTCAACTGACATCGCTGTAATTAGAGAGTGGTTATCTGATAATACCCCAAGTATCGAAACAGCAGTCGAAATGCAATGTGCGCAATGTAATACATCATATCGTGCGATGCTGCCTATCACAGAATCATTTTTTCGTCCACAGGTCTCACGAACAATGTGAGAAAGAATGGAATATGCTGATGGAACAGCAGTTCGCACTACGCTGCGGAATAGGTGGAACGGGGGAACTTACGCTCTTTGAACAAAATTCGATGACTGGTGAAGAGCGTGCTTGGTGGTACAAGAAGATAGAAAAGGTAGCGGAAGAGCGCAATAAAAAAGAATCTTCATCTGCACCTAATTTATCTCGTTAATAACTATTAATCTCCTATTTAGCAAAGATATTAAAACAGAGGTGAATATACATGGCTATATATCAACGAATTTCTGCGAGACGTGGTAACACGGTACAGCTGGACACTCGTTTTTTACGTGGTGGTATCGCTACTGCACCATATGCAATACGAAAAGTTGAAATATACAAAACACAGATAATTCCTTCTAACCTTATTTCAACATTTGTTTGCGTTGATCCATGTGATCCGAGATATCCTTCGCCCGTTGAATATATTAGGACCAACACCGAATGTGGGCCGTGTGGTACAGAAGGTGAAGAAGGTGTGATTGTTCCGGGCGAATACAGATTGATGCTTGATATACCCGCAGACGCAGTCGTACCAGATATTTATTTTGATGTTTGGTATTATATTCCAACAGACCCATGTACAATGGAAGAATTTGCTGGCTCGTGTGTCACTGATACCGCTGGTTGCACCCAATATCCAGACTTAGATGATCCACTTTTAAGTGGTCTTGTTCTACAATCCTGCAACAAATTCTGGGTTTATTCTGATGATTGGGATGTTCAAGATTCATTAACGGCAATTAGACTTGGATTTGAGCCACTTGACCAGAAATTCAACCAACCAGAAATTAGGCCGCTTGAAATTGGCATTATGCCATTGCCGTTATATGATTATGATTTTAACTTGGTCGCACCAATATTACCACAACTAACTGGTACAATTACAATTAAGACCGAGAACAATGAAATATTAGTTGAGGAATATCCACTAACGATTGGCCTTCGGCAGGGCTCATATCGTTCAAATCCATATGTATTTCGATATATGGTAGACACGATGAAATTTCTAAAAGGTACTTATGCTTATAATATTACTGCTATTTTACCAGACGGAACCACGCGAACCAGCAAACAATTTATTTTAACAATATCGTAAAAAATGGCTATACTAATTGGGCTGACAACTTATATTGAAGTGATACAAGTTACGCCGTTGGTTAGTAGCTTTAGCACTAGCAATGTGATACTTGGTGTTTCTAGATGGCAAAATCCAGGTAATCGTTTT